TGATGGCCCAAAAGCTGATTAAGCAATGGCTGCATCTGTTGCAACACGCCTTGCTGAGGCTGACCAGCATTCAACTCCTGCAACCAATCTTGCCCTGCTTGTGCTTTCTTTTGATTCTTAGGAATCAACTTGTCAATGCTTTCTCCCATATCACATATGCCCTCCGGCTAGTTGTTCAATTACTGCACTTTCTTTTGGCAGCATCCTACGCACATAGTCTTTACCAGCCTGAGCTACATCATAGTCGCCCAAGTTATAAAGCTTTCTGAGCATCAGCTTCATTTCTTCAGGCCCATATCCAGCGCCCTGCAATCCCATAACAGCTTGAGGTAAGCTCATCATTTGGTGATATAGCTGCTGCGATTGCATCTGCTCCCCGGCATGCTCATTGTCAAACTGCTGACCCATGATTTGCTGCCTAAGCATCTGTTGCTTGAGAGGACTCAGCTGTTGTGCTTCATCCATCTGCTGTGCTTGCCCAGCCAGCCCCATGAGCTGCCCGAGCATCTGCATCACTCCATTTTCTTGATTTCTCATAGTCCAAAGTTTTTACGCATTACACCAACCATGTTAGGATGAAACCCTCCAAACTGCCCAAAAGGACTATTTTTAAGCCCAAATCCTGTAGTGACAGCACCAGAACTACTGCCTTGCTGCATAGGTGCTCCAGGCATCTGCTGCCCAAGCTGCTCTTTCTGCTTCAACGGCCTACCTCCCATACCAGGAAGCGCACCTCCCCACGTGGTAAATCCACCTTGCGGATATCCCCAATTTGGATCAACTCCTGGGGAAGTAATTCTTGTCATTACCATATTTGTTTACCTCCATCTTGGTCCGTATTGCCAAGCCACAAGAGTGTGCCGCACTCCCTGTGTCACAGGCTCCACGCAGTGTTTCAAAATACTTGGAAAAATAACCAAGTCGCCACAGTTAAAATCTTCTTTCATTGCCTCACGATCGAGCTTGAGTAGGCCACCTTCGTAAGACTTCTTGTCGCTCAGCATCAACACCGCAGTGAGCTTCCTGTCCCACACCATCGAGTTTTCATGCTCAATCCACCCTGAATCTTCGTGCCACTGATGATACCCAGCCTCGCCAGCCAGATACTCCGTAAGCTGTAGGTTCCAAAAATCGCTGCACTCAACTCCAAAAAACTGAGCATTTGCACGAAGCATGAAGTTGCGCAGTCGAGCTACCACATCTGTGAGCTCAGGCTTGCTAGCATCTAACCAACGAACTTTACACCGTCTAGATGCCTCAACCTTAATATCACTCTTTCCCGTCACCACAGTCCCTTCACTAGGCTTGTGCTGCAAGCCCCACGAGAGAATCTCTGCACACTCAGTGGGTGAGAAGGCTGAATTAATACGTGACCAATATCGTTTCATAGCGTTGCCACTTTACTTTGTCCATTAAGCTGAGCCCAATTGTGCACATGATTGAGATACTCTTCACGAGTAGCTTTTGGCGCATACCATCCAGCCAAGTCTTTTCGCACACCCAAGAGCAAATCAAACTGACCATCTTGAGAAAAGAAGCGAAAGAAAGACTCCACTGCGCTCGCAAAAGGCTCCTGAGGCCTTGAGCCAGCCGGCACAATTTCAAGCAAGAAAGCCTGAGGAGACTCCACAACCGCAAAGCGATGATAAGAGCTACCTATGGGAATAATAGAATCTTTTGGCCCTGGCAATCCAGGCAATCCGTCAGACCCAGGATTGCCATCGCTACCCGGTAAGCCCGGATCACCTGGCAAGCCATCACTTCCAGGAAGTCCAGGAAGTCCTGGGAGTCCAGGATCTCCTGGAAGCCCGTCCATTCCATCCGCTCCAGGCAATCCATCCATACCATCTGCACCTGGAAGACCATCAGCTCCAGGTAGCCCATCACTGCCGGGGAGGCCATCAGTTCCAGGCAAACCCGGCAGTCCATTCGTTCCAGGCAATCCATTTGTGCCGTTAGTCCCATCAGCTCCAGCCGCTCCTCTCCGTCCTCTTTCCCCATCCACTCCGTTCTTCCCTCGAATAATCCCGCCGCCAACCACATTTGCACGTGCACTCAGCCCATCCACTCCTCGCAGAATTGGACTATACATAAGCGATGATCCATCAATAGCCATATTATTCCTCAAGCAAAAGACTCACAGGCGGAGGCTCAACCTCAATAATCTCACATGACCACACACCATCAGTGCGCTGCTGGCGAGCTGACAAAACATACGGAGCCCAGTCTTCAAACACCGTAGGCTCAAAGTGACGCATACCAGGCGTTGGTGCAAGCACCGAGCTCGTAGTGCCTCCTGCAAATGTCACATACGAATTCCCATGACTTGGAATCCATATATCTCCATGCAAGCCTTCCATAGAGTCTTGCGCTCCGTTAAAGTCCCACTCGACTACTCCAGGCACAGGCTGCACATGTTCAAGGAAAGATTCTGCAAAAGGAGTATGATCGCTCAGGTATCTCTTTACTGTGATCTTTGAGTTATACACAAGTCCCTTTTTCCACACCTTACGCATATACCACCTAGGCGCAGACACAATCACTTCTTGATGGCTAGAGTTATAATACGAACTCGTTCGAGGAAATCTGTCATCCCTCGTTGGCACAATAGAGTAGATCACATTCGGCCATGGATGATCAATATAGTCTACATACTCTTCAAACGCTGTAGTGCGCTCACTATCATTCTTCGGCTTTGCAAACTTAAATGCAGCCATGTTCTGCGCACTCGGCTCTACCTCGACAAACGCATAACCTTGCCAAGCGTCTGGAATCCTACGCTTAATCGCCACATCCACATCACTCACCGGAGTCCCCAGCGCAGGAACCAATCCAGGATTTCTCAGCTCCTGCATCTGAATGTCCACTGCAATCCCAGGTTCTCTAGGATTCAATGTTTTAAAGAATCTAAAGCTCTCAGCCATTACGCATTAGAGTTAGTCACCCCTGCCACATAGTCATCCCAATAGAAACCAACCACCACACCAGAAGCATCTTTGAAAATGTGAGCAAACCTCTCCTTCGTCTCCTGCTTTGGAGCCGTATGATTAAAAATATCATCTTTCGCCACCGGACTTCCAGCCAACGGAACACCATCAGACGTCCCAGCATCCGTGACAGCCAGCCCCGTATCACGATACATATTTCCCGGATAACCTGTGACCACTTCCCGAGTGTATGTCGTGACCTGTAGCACAGTCTCACGCTTATACCCGCCTCGACCATTCAGTCTCACATAATAATTCTGTGCCATAACTATCTAATTCCTCTTGGTTGTCTTCCTTGTTCAATCTGGAAACTATCCCACTGCACCAACAGATCAAGAGCTTGCTCTCTAAGCTTCTCCGGTGGCGACAAGTTCCCATCAAAATTTGGCGTAAACGTGCTAGTCAAGTAGTTTGTTTCGCAAACACAGGCCCACTGGAGGTAGCTAGCACCGTGAGTGGTCATCCAATCGGTGTCTGTGTCTTGTGTGTAATCGTCCATCCATTTGACACCATCAATGTAAAGAGTGGTGGTGTCTGATTGTGTGGGTTGTATGTGGATCTTTGTGCCGTCTATGTAAACTTCTGTCGGGCCTATGCGAAGCACCCGAAGGTATTGGTCGTCAGGATAGCGCACCTCAGTAGAAAGATAGCGTCCACGTGCATTCCAGTTTCGTTCTTTCATCCACACGGCGAGAGACTTTTTGCCATGGTGATAAAGAGGAATCTCGCCATTTGGGTCTGCAAGATAAAATGTGATAAATTCTTTCAGCGCAACTGGCGTGGACGTGCCCTTAAGCACAGCAGTGCTGATATCTACACCATTGATGGGATCGACTTGAATCTGAGCATTAACACGATTAGCGTTAAAGTCGTGAAGTAGTTCTGCTTTTTTACGCGCATTGTTAAGCGCTACAAGCAAGAGGTCTACTCCATTGACAACAAAATCAGCAGGAGCTTTTTGCAAATATCCCGCTGCAACGGATTTAATTGTGCCAATGTCCATATCAAGTCGATCCCGTTAGAAGGTTTTACTTACCGCTGGTGGCTTTCGTGTTGCGGTCACCCAGCATACCCAGGTTGCCGTGTTGAGACGTGTAGCGCTCGAGCTTGTTGTCACCCGTGTCGTAGGGAGAATTCCCCGTGCGAGCTTCAAGCTGATTGGTTTGCTTTACGTCTTTCCCAGGCTTAGGGTCAGAGTCTTCGAAGTTGAAGCATGTCTTTGGCATTGTTAGATTCCTCGGATTGTAGTTTTGAATGTGCCACTATATGTGGCAGGAGCGTTGGTGCCAGCTGCTTTAAGCAGTAGCTTGGTTTTGTCGTAAGACGGAGAAGCCACGACAGTGATGCTGTCGTCAGACTTAACGAGCGGCGAAGCGGAATGAATCTCGGTGAGATCAAACAAACTCGCAGCGATTGTATCGGTGGCGTCACCCTGGCCTGTGAGCACGAGAGTGACTTGGCGGACTTTAATTTCTTTTCCGCCAAGCCCTTTCTCGATCCAGTAGGCAGTCGGAGTGACAGCGCTAGAGGTGAGAGCAGCCATGTTACGTAAGGATGCCGGTCAGACCGGTGATAAACATATGACGCTTAGGCATACGGACTTCAAAGCCACACTCAGTAAGCCACTCATCCTTGCGGTAGTCGGCATCTTGAGGTTGGCGATTAGTCAGCAGCTCCGTGTCGCGACCTTCGAGACAGTGGTAACCAAGGTCACCAAAATCAAGAATCATCATGGAGTCCTGAAGTGCAGGGTCTTCCTTGAAGAGCGGGTGGGTTTTGAAAAGGAAGTCACCATGCACCGTGTGGACTTCTTTGATCTGAAGTCCATAAGCGTCTTCCTTGCTCGTGAGATCACGATTAGCAATGGACTTAGCACCCACCCACTTGTTGATCTTAGCAAGCACCTTGTCGCCGCACACTACGAGCTTCTGATATGTAGTGTCAGATTGCGACATAAAAGCTCGGCGAATGAGCTCTTCCCACTGATCAGAAGTAATCGTGCCAATGTTGTTATAGACACGTTTCTCGGAGTAAGCATCATCGGTCCAGTCCACATTAGTGAGGTCATCACCGCCTGGACGATAGTTGAACAAACCACCGTTAATCGTGTTGCCCAAATCCCACTGCTGCAAGTAGTGACGAATGCCACCAGTAAAGCGCACGGGGACAGTATCACCATCTGCATTGGTCGTGGTCGTTGTGCGAGCCACACCAAACATCATGGCTTTTTCCATCTTCTCCATGTGGCGAAGGGAGTTGTCCTTAACGCTCTTGCGATACAAGGGTTTGGAGTCAAACGTCTGACCCATCTTAAGCGATGTGCCGGTGAACGGACCAACTACCGTGCGGAAGATCTGCGTGTAGTTAGTGATTTTGATAGGCAGACCTGTGCGACCATCCGAGCGTGAGCGATCACCTTCAGCACTTGCAGTGCCAATGACCGAGATGTATTTGCCATTGTTAGTGGTGTCTGAGTTCTCAGCAGCAGTAGTGCCAAAAGCACTGTCCATCACCTGCAGCGTGAGCAGATTCTTACTCACATCATTAGCAGTCACCCAACCCACAAGCTGAGCCTTATTGCTTCCACTTGCATACGCCACGTCGCGCACGTTCACAATGTCTCGCACGCGGAACTCGCTAGAGTCCACAATCGTGAGATACACCGTGCCACCAGCAGCCACAGTGGCCTCAGCCGCTGCAGTTCCACTTCCAGCACCAGCATTAGTAGCAAAAGGCCCTTTGCCAGATTCGCACGCAATAGTCTTACTGCGCACGCTCTTCCATTGTTCCTCATGCCATCCGAATTCTGGGTCCGTAAGCTGCTCCATGTCATCCGTCAGGCTCAGCAGTCCCATCAAGGGAAACCGACCCGTAGGATAATCATAGAACACCTTACGACGAGCATTGAGCGCGCGATTTGCTTCGAGCGCACTTGTTGTCATCAGTCCTAGTATAGCCATTGTCTTAGTTTGTTTTTCTTGTTTCTCTTGGGATTACGTCCCTAACGTTGCCACACGCTTACGTGCCCAAAACTTTTTGCCAGTTGGGCTTATTACCTCCAGCACCGCCGCCGGAGCCGCCAGATCCGCCGCCACTCATACCAGCCATTCTAGGCATTCCTGCCCGACCGCCAGCACTAACAGCTGCACTACCACTGAGCGAAAATTCAGGATTGTATTGCTTCACTTGCGCTTCAACCAAGCGAGCAATTGTTTTCTTAGTCTCCAACAGTTGCTCCTGCTGAGTCGCGCCATTAGGCCGCCAGCCGCTTGAGCGCAAATGATTCATCGCGCCGCGCACAAGAGCACCATAAGGTTTGAGCGCAGGCACAGACTTAACCACATCCGCGGCGAAAGCACTCGCACGTTGTTCAGCGATTTGCTCCTGGAGAGGAGTCAATTGCGAGCGCACACCGTCTAGCTCACCCTTAAGAACCATTCCTGTGGCTGTGTAAAGATGATTGTAGATTCCACTCACAAGAGACTTGAGAGCCTCAGTCTGCTGCGGAGTTACGCCTTCGCCAAAGAAAGCCCTTGCCACGTTTTCATCTGGCACAAACTTCTTCGTGAGTTTAGCGAATTCTTCCTCGCTAAGATTCTGCGTAGGCTCTTCTCTCTGCGGCATGACCTGCTTCATAGCATTAGCCATAGCCTGCGAGAGCACATTAGGATCAAACACACCAGGAGCTTGCGCACCCTTGGCTGTCTCTTCACCACCCTCATTACCACCTTCATCGTCAAAGAGAATCACTTCATCTTCAACATCTTCATTTCCACCTCCACCAGAGAACTCTCCAGCCGGTGCCATCAACACTGAATTATGCCACATGTTCATTGCGATTTTCTATTTCTTTACGTTTTTCCAAGATACTGTTTGTTTGTGCAAGGGTGTCTTGGAACCACCTTTCTTGCGAAGAAATTAACGAACGCTTACCAATATACTGCTCACGGCCACTGAGAGACTTAAGATCCAGCGGGACTCCAGTAAGCAAAGTTGCATCTCCCAACTTAAGAGCCTCCTGTTGTTGGGCCTCCCACAACCTGCTCACTCCCAGCTCCAGGCACATTTCCAACCCCCGGCGGAGGCGTTCCAGCTCCTGGGTTTCCCATTGCTGTGGGTCTGGTAAAGAATCTATCGACATTGCGCACTCCTCTTAGTTTCTGAATTGTTTCAACTGCTTTTTCCAAATCAAACCCGCTAGCCATAGCCATCTCGGGATTAGAGATCATAACCGAGATAAGCTCTTGCAAACTTTGTGCTACGAATCCTTTTTCCGAATTCATCGTAGAGTCAAACACGAGGAAGTCCTCGCAACCCACCAGCTCACGAGGGTCTTCCGGTGCAAACACCGGCCAGAGAGCAGCAACCTTTTCCGACTTCCCAAAAACCTTCTGATACGTTTGAAAACTAAACCCTTGGCGCTGATTGATCATGAGCTTTTTGCCAAGCGGACCGAGGCAAGAGTCCCACGCAACAGAAAGGATCATCTTCATTCGAGCAGCTGCGCCGGAGTTGGCTGCACGATTCTCAGTGGCCGAGCGCCTACCAGGGGCATACTGACCCATCGCGTTTTCATTCACGCCTGTGACAAACTGCATTGTGCGCAAGAGTGTGTCAGCATCGCCAAAGTGATTGGTCGTAGTATCGCGAATGTCTAGCTGATGCACAAGAGCCCTAATGTCATTCACAGGAGCATTCTTTGTAAGATACACAATTGGACTGCGAGACTCAAGCGAGGCTACATCCACATAAGCAGGATGCACGACCATATGAGAATCCAGTGTGCGTCGCACAGACTCAATGCGCGAGTTGTAGAGCCATGTGACGGTTTCTTGTAGGAAATGCACCGTGTCGCTCAAGCACTCGTTTAGCTTCGCTTCACTGTCAGCGCTGAATTGACCAATATCGTAGTTCCATCCTCCATGCAGTGCAGCCGTGCGCTCGATGCCAACCAAGCGCTCATTAGCAATGCGGAAGGTGAACATCACAGGATAATTCTCACGTCCAAGGCCATACTTTTGAGGCACAAGCATTGCGTTGCCCTCGCAGTAGATGCACATAAAATCAGACTCATCAAGTCGCTGAGCAAAGCCACTTTCGACCAGCGAGAACCGATCGTATTGCTGTTCTTTGTAGGAGTTTTTCTCCAGTGGTCTCACCCACTCAGTGCCAGAGACTATGTTCTTGAGTTCAAGAGCTTTCACGTTTGTGATGTGCCACTCGTCTTCATCACCAATAAACGTGCCCTCTTGCCACCGTGTAAGTGGCATCCGCATATCAGGACGAATGCGATAAGGCGAGATATTTCGCACGCGATTACCCTCATACGAGATAGCCTCGATTTCCTGCTCCGCTGCCGAAGTGAAGATCCCCATGTCGTCAATCGACATCGGAGTAGCCACCTTGACTTGCTGAGTGTCTACTGTCCACCAATGTTTAATCGGCGCGCATCCAGTCCGTGCCATATCTAGCAACCACTGATACAGTTTTGCATTCCATTGATTGTGGACAAGATCACGCTCGAGTCCTCTCTCAATGAGATCAGAGATGTCTTCATCCTCAGCACCACTTGCAGCCATTTCATAGAACGTCTCGTTCTGCTTCAAGAGCATGAAGCCAAAGCTTGCGAATGTCTGCACTTGCGCATAGCTCAGAGGCACTACAAACTTCTCAGGCTCATTTGCATCCGCAGCCTGAAGATCTTTTTCATCCCGAAGTCTATTGCCACGATAGACAGCAATGTTCCTGTCCCACTTTGTGTAGCTCTTCGAGATTCCGCCTCGGCTGCGCTTAAGCAGCTTGCGAAATTCCTCTTGCAGCTTCAGCATTCCAGGATCAAGATCCTTCTGCTTCAGCCTAGCTTTGATTGAGTCTTCTAGCATAGATATCGTGAAGCAGTAGAACGTTTTTTGACAGCCTTATGCTTAGGCAGCGAGAAATCAATCGCATTATCTTCCCTACGAGGCTGGATGATCTTAAGCGGCTTAGTCATATCCATCCAAGAGAGCCCCGTGAGCACCAAGCGATGAAGGTTTTCCATCATGTGATCGGGAGCCTTAGAATCAGGCTTTTCAGTCTCGATATCCCAAACATAACGATCAAATTCATACAAAGTCTCTGCAAGATCCTCATGGAAATACACCATAGGATTACCTTGTGCATCCCGCGCACGCAGTAGCTCTCCAGTGCGCAGAATCCCCTCCATCATGGCCTTACTCCCAGGACTTACAGGAATCCCATGCTGCGTGAACTCATCTGCCATCGTGCGGCCATTGATAGGATTAGGTGTCCAAGCCAGCGGGTCACACACAGCCTGGCAGAGCGCAAGCTGCTTAGTATGCAAATCTCGCATATCGACAAAACTAAGCTTTGACTTGATCATCTGACACAGCTCATCAATATGAAACTTCTGCCAAATTTCTGCAAAGAAATACGTATATCCATACGGACTTGTTGCCGAGAACAACACAGCCATAGGAATCTTAGGATGAGGATCTATCGCACAGCGAATAGCCCACGTTTCAGGTGGCGTAGTAGGACTAGTCCAACCATGAGGAGTCGCGCTATACACATGCAACTCGCGATCAAACTCCCTATGGATAATCCCAGCCAACATCTTAGGCCTACCATGAATTCTACTCTCCAGCTCGTGGGCAGGAACGTCACGCATAAAATCCGACAACGACTCGCGCGTAAGTGTCGGGTTGTCCATTGAGCTACCAGTCATCACCCAATAGTCTTTCTGCTCTACGTTATCGAAAGTTTGACCCTCATCAAACTCTCTACGCCCCTGCCCACGAGGAATAAAGTAATCGTTAATCCACAGCTCCGTAATCGGTGTGCACATGAACCACGCAGAACCTCTGCGATCCACAAGCCCTCGCGAGTAAGCTGCCCACATTTCTTTAGGAATCGGCTCATCCACGTGCACAAAGTCCCAGTCACTAGACTCATGGCCCATAGGGTTAGACTTGAAGCTCTTGACAGTGTCAATACACAGCGCACTCACTCCACCCCACTTAGACTTGATAAGAATCTTACAAATATGCCCCGATTGATTCTTCTCCACATCCACATAAGCGCTCCGAGGCAAAAGCTTAAAAATCTTCCCCATGGATTCCCCTTCGTCCTGCGAAGTAAAGATTTCTGCCGCCTTGTCCCAATCCTGAACAATCAGCACACCCTTAACACTGCGCTCAGGAATGCCCACATACCGCTTCGGATCATACTCATCATACCAGAGCCTCTCACCCATGCACCAAGCGATATCTTCCGCAGCTCCACCAGTAGATTTCCCCCATCGATTCCCCGTCCGCACATACCTTCTGCGTTTGCCTCCAGCTGCGTGGAACTTGTCCTGCTTCGCATGAGGAACATAGTAGAGAAGTCCATTTTCTTTCTTCAACTCCACCTGCCTCTCCAGTGCACGCTTAAGCTCTCTCAAGCGCGACAACTCATTCAGATCCAAACCTTCAGTTTGGTCCGTTTGAGAAGTAAACACCTGGAGAGACTCGGACATTAGAGGGCAGAGCGAACGTGAGTGATACGAGAGATGGGGAAGGGAGAGATACAGACTTTGTCGGACTGATTGCCACCGAGACAGTAGACTGTATCGCCTTCGATATGGTCGATGAGTGTGACGTGGTTGCCACCTGGTCGAGACATGATTGCGGTCATGCCCTTGAACCAGTTGGTTGGGTTGAGAGAGATCGGGCGTCCCCAAGTAGCCCAAGAGATAGCACGATAGTGAGCGGCAGGAACGCCAGTAGCTGTAGCAAGGCCGATGTGTCCGCGGAAGCAACCACACCAAGCGATAGAGCCATCGATGTCACGCACATCGTCTTTGAGCCAGGAAGCTGCTTCATCAATGAATTTGATAATCACAGGGTTAGAGCCTGGGCCGGGAATTTCGGAGACGCCAATGTATTTGGCGGCTTCAGAGTAGATAAGTAGATTTGTGTTCATCGCTCAGCCTGGAAAAGCTCAAAGAAAATATTAGCAAAAAACTTCACAAGTGATTCACTTGGTGGGGACTTCGTGACTTTTGTGCTAATGATTTTGCCGTCAGGGCGAGCAATAGTGGTCTCAGTGACAGAAGCACATGAAGTTAGTGAGACGAGTGTGATAAAAAGAAATATGTTTTTCATGGGCGTTCTCCGTGGGCACGTTTTACTTCACTGACTACAAGCAAGAGGGAAGTTTTCAGCTCTGAGAGCGTAGATTGAAGGCCGGAACTTGCTGCAGTTTGCTCTTTAATTAGTGTGATAAGCGCTTGGTTTTGCTCTTTAAGGTCTCCATACACTTTCACGATGCCTGCCACACAAAGAGCGGCAATTAGGATTCCGCT